TTCCAGAGCACGAGTAAGTTCGATGATGGTGAAGGCATCGCCTTCGAAGATATCCATGGTGGTCATGGGAATGCCTCCTTTGAGGGTTTGATCAGCGGACGAGGATGCCGACCGCCAGCAGCGCGGCATGGGCGGCGGTGATCTCGCCCTCGCTGGGGGTGCCGACAAAGACGAGATCATGGCGATTGACGATGGCGGGGCCTCGGATCAGGGCAACGGCTGGCACATCGCCGCCTGTGGCGTCGGCCTTGCCCCAGAGAACCGCGACGGCGGTTTCCGTGCCGTCGACGGCGGCGGGATCATGGGCAGCGTATTTGCCAGACGCGGTGATCTTGCCCAGCACGGTGCCCGGATCGAGCGTGGCAAACGCTGTTCCGGAGGCGACGGTGACGGTTTCGCGGGTGTAGTCGCGGAAGGCTTCCCAGACGAGGAAGCCTCCGGGATGGGTGGTCTCGGTGAGCGTGGTCAATGGATTATCCTTTCAGCTTGAAGGTACGGGCGACGATTTCGCCCCAGGGACGGGTGTTCGAGGAGCGGCCCGGCTGCGCGTGATGCCCAGCAATCTCGGGTTCTGCCTCGGACCTCAAAGCCAGCAGTGCAGTGCGCACGTCGTCAAGACTGGCGTCCTGCTCGAGGAAGCGCCCGGCCGTCTGTGGCTGGCCCGCAAGATGGCAGAGATCAACGATAGCGCGGGCATGGGCGATCGCCTCGGCACGGGTCGTGGCAGGATCGGGAGGTGCTGCACCCGGAACCGGGGCCGGATCCGGACGGCTGGGCATGTCGTCTGCCTCAAGATGCCCTTCCGGCTCGACAGGCGCATCGTCGGTGCTCCCAGCTCCAATGTCGTCGGCAAGCTCGACATCACCTTCCGCGATGGTGCCGATCGCAGGGCTGTCTTCATCCGGAGCGCCTGCTGTCTCGGTCGGAACATCCTCCGGGCCTGCGGCTTCCACTGCCTCGACGAGGTCGGGTGGCGCATTGCGGAACCGGCCGATGTCGAACCGTGCGGCCATCCTGACAGGGTCCGCCAGCCGGTCCGCCAAGCCCGCCGCCACCGCATCGGCCGCATCGAACCAGGTTTCAGCCGCCATCAGCGCAGCGATCTCATCGTCGGGCTTGCCGGATTTGGCGGCATATCCTCGGACAAGGCTGCCCGCGATCTTGTCCAGCGCTTCGGCCATTGCGCGCATGTCGCCCGCCGTGCCCATTGCCAGACCCGACGGGTCGTGGATCATCAGGAACGCGTTTTCCGGCATGACGATCTCGTCGCCCGCCATCGCGACATAGGACGCGGCCGAGGCGGCAATACCGTCGATCCAGACCGTGACCGTGCCCGCGTGCCGTTTCAGCGCATTGTAAATCGCCACCGCATCGAAGACTGACCCGCCCGGGCTATTCAGCCGCAGATCGACCGGCGTCCCGTCGGGCAGTGCACCGAGTTCGGCAAGGAACCCCTTCGCCGAGACCCCATAGGCACCGATCTCGTCATAGATCGCCACTTCCGCACCTGTTCCCCGGGCGCGGATCGCATACCAGCTTGTCATATCGTCACTCCTGTTCGATGGCGGGATCAGTGGAGGCGGATCCGTCGCCTGTGTCTTTGCCTGTGCCATCTCCCGGATCAGGCCGCGCGGCGGGCGTCGCCCGCGCGCCCTGTGTCTCGCCGGGGCTGGTGCGGTAGCTCAGCCCCAGATCGGCGACACGCCTGGCATCTGCCGCATTTTCGCGGTCCACTTCCTCGACATCGTAGCCGGTGGCCTCGACCACCTTCCGGCGCGAGGTGATGCCCGCTTCCATGGCGAGGACCTGCGCCTGGATGTCCTTCAGCGGGTCGACCCAGTCCCAGCGCGGCGGGATCCATTGGACTGGCAGGGCTGCGCGCGTGTCAGAGAGATCAATCGCGCCGGACAGCACAGCTGTTTCCAGCCAGCGCCGCCAGATCGGCCGACACAACTGGTGTGCCATCACCCCATGTTGCAGCTGGCCAATGCGTCGCCGGAACTCGACCAGCTCTGCCCGCAGGCTCGAATAGTTCGCCTGGCGCACATCGCCGGTGACCAGATGATAGGGAAGCCCCAGCGAGGCCGAGACCGACAAGAGCGTCCGATATTGAAACGCCTCATAGCCGCCGCCGACATCGGCGGGGCTCGAGAACTTCACATCCTCGCCCGGCAGCAGCACCTGCATCGTGCCCGGCTCGAGGCTCGCAATGGCGGTGCCATCGAGATCGGCCTCGGCCTCACCCATCATCGGGTCTTCCGGCGCGGTCTTGGTGATGAACCCAGCGAACATCGCCGCCGTCTTCTTCCGGTCGAGCTCGGCGTCGTCGTACTGGTCCAGCAGAAACAGCCGCACCATGGCAGGTGCCACATGAGGCAAGCCCCGGATCTGACCTGCATCAATGGGGCGGTAGATGTGAAGCACATCCTCGGCGGGCACGCGCACCGTCTCGGGGATCACCGCCCCATGATCGGTGCTGTCGCCCGGATGGCGATGACGGAAGTGATAGGCCATGCGCCGTCCGATGGCGTCAAATTCAATCCCGCAGCGGATGCGATTGCCGTTTCCCGCCGTTTCCGTCTTCTCGAAGGGCAGCATCTCCGACTGGAGAAGCTGCATTTGCAGCGGGACCAGCAGCCCGTCTTCAGACCGGCGCGGCCGCAGCCGCACAAAGCATTCGCCCGCCACGAACATCTCACGTGCCACCATGGCCTGCAGGCCGTAGAAGTCCGTCAACCCATCGGCATCAGCTTCGTCGGTCCAGGCAAGCCAGAGCTGCTGAACGCTGTCACGCAACGCCGCATCCGCGATCAGCGACGACGGCTTGATGCCATCCCCCACCATGTTGGACGCAAAGGCCTCGCAGGCATTCGCCGCATAGCCGTTGGTGACCACCAGTTCCCGCGCGCGGGCCAGCAAGCGCGGACCACCGGAGGCAATTAGCGAGTTGATGTTCTCCAGCGGCGGGTTCCAGCCCCGCAACCGGCGTTTGGACATCGCCCCCTCAAGACGCGCCCGCACGGCTGCGGGCCCGACGCCTCGCGCAGGACGTCGAAACCGATCAAACAGCCCCATGGATTACAGCCCCTTGGAAGTGGTGATGCGCACCTGCCTGACGATACGCCGACCCTCAGCGGCGGCGATCTCGCGATCCAGCGCCTCAATCGCCCGGTCGATCTCGGCCACGCTGCGGTAATCCACTGTCTTACCGTCGTAGCTGACGCGGGCCACACCCGAGGATCGCTGCGTTGAAAGAGCCTCGCGGCGAGCGCGCAGGTCAGCAATAGTGGCCATTGATCACCCCATGTAAGTTGATCGCATCGTCCGCCGCCGCGCTGATGAACGTGGTGTTGGTTTCGCGGCCACGTCACCTGCTGGTCCGCCAGCTTCCACCGCCAGCTGCCGCTCCAATTCCTGCCACCGCGCGTCAGACCACCGGTCTGCACCCGCGATCCACGCTGCTGCTCGCGCATAAACCCGGCAATCCAGCGCCTCGTTACGCTCGCGCAGCTTCTGCCATTCGAGCTTCGCAAATCCGCGCTTGTTCTTCAGCGTGACAAGCTGTTCCGCTGTCAGCTGCTTGAGCCATTCGCTGTCCGCCCAGTTGGGCAGATGCACCGTTCCCGCCGGGAACGAAGCACCGGCGGTGATTTCCTCTGGCGTTGGCCGGTCCTGTCGCAGGAAGCGGTAGGTTTCGGCCTTGAAGGTCGAGGTTGCCACAGACCATAGTCGCGCACCGCGCCGCAGACGCTTGCCGCCAATCGTGGCATCCACGAAGGTCGGTCCCGTCACCGGGCTGGCGCGGTTGAACCCCTCGAGACCCTTCACCGGGGCCACCTGGCCAAAGCCGACCTGACGTGCCCAGGCATAAACAGCGCTGGTCTCATAGCCGGTGTCGATGGCCAGCTTCGCGATGGTCAGGTGCTGGCCACTGGCGTGATGCCATGTCCGGCCCAGCAGATCGCTGAGGGTCCGCCAGCATGCCGGATCGCCGGGGCCACCCTCGATCACCACGTGATCAATGAGCCAGCTTTGCAGCCCCCTGCCCCATGCCCAGACGTCAACCTCGATCCGGTCCTTCTGCACATCCGCACCCGCAGTCAGGAACAATCCATCCGCAGGCACAGTGCCGGGTTTCCATTCTTCCTTCTGCCCCTGCAGGCGCTGCCAATCCGGGGCTTCGCCGCTTTCC